CATCTATCAGGATCATGAAGCCCATATACAGGTTCACATGTCGGCAATGGATGACCCCAAGATGCAGGAATTGCTGGCAAAAGCCCCCGATGCAGGCATGATTCAGGGGGTATTCTTTGCCCATGTGCAGGAACACGTTGCCTTCCAATACCGTCAAGAGATCGAGAAAGAGCTTGGCACCAAGCTACCAATACCGGGAGAAGAGTTACCGGAAGACATCGAGTACAGGATAGCGCAACTCGCCGCACCGGCAGCAGCTCAGTTGCTGGGCAAGCACCAACAAGAACAGCAAATGCAGGAAAACCAGCAGATGATGGAAGACCCTGTGGTGCAGATGCAGCAACGCGAGTTGCAGCTTAAAGAGATGGAGGCACAGGGCAAGATGATGATGGATCAAGCGAGGATGCAGCTTGATGCCCAGAAGGCGATAACGAAAGCAAGCTTCGACCAAGAGAAATTTAATCAAGAAATGCAGCTTGAACAAGCTAAATTGGCGGTCAGGATCTCTGAAGACAACGATCAAGGGCAACTGGAAAGCAAACGCATCGCCTCAAAGGAACAAGTAGAGGGCGCGAAGCTGGGCGTCCAGATCATGAAGGATATTATGGGTGAGTAGCTTCTCTGAAAACAACCTATTTGAGCATATTCGGAAAATCATCAGGCTTCAGATGAACGAACATGCCGATCATATTAGCGGTGGGGGTTGCAAAAACTTTGAAGAGTATTCAAAATGTTGTGGTATTATTGAAGGGTTAGCAATAACGGAGCGAGAAATACTCGACCTTCAAGCTAAATATGAAGAATCATAACGCCGCATAGGCGGCAATGAAAGCGACTCTGGACGCCTTTTCCAGTGCAAAGGAAGGCCTAATGGAAGCATTAGCAAAAGAAATCGAGACAATAGAGTCTCGCAAGGCAAATCAGTTGCCTGAGCCGAAAGGCTATAAAATTCTGATCGCGCTACCAGACCCTGAAAAGGAATTCGATGGTGGCATCCTCAAATCTAACACGACTCTCTACGAAGAAGAGATCGGATCTATCGTTGGGTTTGTCCTCAAACTGGGGCCAGACTGCTATAACGATGAGAGAAGATTTCCATCTGGGCCTTTCTGCTCTAAAGGAGATTGGATCTTGATGCGCTCTTACAGTGGCACAAGGTTTAAAGTTCACGGAAAAGAGTTCAGGTTGATCAATGATGACAGCGTTGAAGCTGTTGTTGAAGATCCGAGGGGGATTGTTAAAGCATGAGTGAACAACAGGCAGATGTAGAAAGAATGTCCGAAGAGGATAGGTTCTTTGGTGTACGCACCAAGATAGGCGGTCAGCAGGAAGAACCTGTTGAAGAAGCTGCGGATGAAGCTGTTGAGGCTGTATCAGAGGCAGAAGACGGAGAACTGACTGACGACGAACTATCTGGGTACAGCAAAAGAGTCCAGAAAAGAATTAACAAGCTTAAATACGACTCTCATGAAGAGAGGCGTAAAAGAGACTCTGCACTCGCGGAGCGGGACGAAGCTTATCGTGTCGCTCAGCAAATCGCAGAGAAGAACAGGGAGTATGAATCCCTGATAGGTCGAGGTGAGCAAGCTTTAATCGGACAGATTAAAGAACGCAGCGCCTTGGCGGTTGAGCAGGCAAAAGAGCAGTACCGGCAAGCTTACGAGGAAGGCAACACAGATAATGTGGTTGATGCTCAGCAAGCTTTGAGCAAGGCAACAACGGAGCTAACTGAGGCTGATCGTTATGCTCAGAATGCTGCAAATCAACAGGCCCAGCAGCAACAATACGAGCAGGCTTGGGCAGCACAGCAGCAGCAGAAACAACAGCAGCTCCAACAGCCTCGGCAACAACCGCAACAACCGAAACAACCCGACCCTGAGACTCAAGAATGGGCGTCGGGAAACCCTTGGTTCATGGCATCAGGTCATGAAGCGATGACCTCGCTTGCTTATGGTAAGCATGCAGAGTTAGTGAATCAGGGTGTAAAACCTAATTCTTCTGAATATTTCAGACAGATTGATGAAACGGTTAGAAAAGCGTTTCCAGATTATGATTGGCAGGTTGGGGATTCCCAACAAGAGCGAGCTTCGACTGCTAGTCAACCTTCGATGGTGGTGGCCCCCACAACTAGAAATAATGGGGCCAAACCTCGCACAGTGAAGCTTTCGCCATCTCAACGCTCTCTCGCTAAGAGGTTGGGGTTAACAGACGAGCAATATGCCAAATATGTTTAATTGGGAGATTACCAATGACTGAAGAGCGCACCCCTAGAAATGTACAAGAAAGAGATAGTGATGTCAGGCCAAGTGATTCTTGGAGTCCTGCTTCTGTAATACCCGATCCGACCCCGCAAGATGGCTGGGTCTTTCGTTGGGTCAGGACAAGTATTCTAGGCCAATCAGATGGGACACATACGTCCAGAATGTTTCGGGAAGGTTGGGAGCCTGTAAAGGCTGAAGACCATCCTGAACTCATGCTGGAGTCTGATATGGGTTCTAGCTTCAAGGGCAACGTTGAAGTTGGCGGTTTGCTTTTATGCAAAGCACCAGCAGGGAAGATGCGGGCAAGATCTAAGCACTTCCAGCAGGTAGCCGACAACCAGATGGAGTCTGTTGACAACAACTATCTTAGAGAAAATGACCCTCGCATGCCGCTCTTAGATCCTGAGAGAAGCACGAGGACAACGTTCGGTAGAAACTAACCCTTGGGTGGGGTGGTTTCTTAACATAGGAGGTCATATATATGGCTACTTCTGCTACCCCAAATGGGGCGGAACCTGTTAACACGTTAAGTGCTAGTGGTTCGTACTCCGGAAAAGTAAGACACATGAAAGTTGCTAGTGCTTACGGCACTGCTATTTTCTACGGCGATTTCGTCAAGCTAGTTGCGGCTGGCACGGTTGAAAAAGCCGCAGTAACAACTGCTGTTGTTGCTGGTACGGTTGGTATCTTTGTGGGATGTTCCTACACTGACCCATCTACAAGTCAATTAACATTCAACCAGCAGTATCCTGCCTCTACAACGGCTTCGGATATTATGGCGTATGTTGTTGACGATCCTAAGATAGTGTTAAAAATGCAAGGTGATGAAGCTATTGCTCAAACGGGTCTTGGCAACAACATCTCAGCAGTTAACACAGCAGGATCAACTGCAATCGGACGTAGCAAGAACGCCTTAGACGGTGGTTCTATTGCTACGACAAACACACTTCCGCTGCGTATTCTTGAATTCGTAGATGGCCCAAGCAGTACGGTAGGCGATGCTTACACTGACTGTCTTGTGACCTATCTGCCTTTAAGTCATGCGTACGAAACCAAGCTCGGAGTATAATCAATGGCTATTTCACGAGCACAAACGCTAAAGGAACTACTGCCGGGGCTTAACGCCTTGTTTGGTTTGGAGTACGAAAAGTACGAGGACGAGCACGATCTCATTTACGAGACCGAAAGCTCTGATCGCTCTTTTGAAGAGGAAGTAAAGCTTAGCGGTTTTGCTGCCGCTCCTGTGAAGAATGAAGGTTCTGCAATCTCTTATGATTCAGCGCAAGAGTCCTTTACGGCACGATACAACCATGAAACGATTGCTATGGGCTTCGCAATAACGGAAGAAGCCTTAGAAGATAATTTGTATGACTCGCTTTCTGCGCGGTATACAAAGGCTCTGGCACGGGCAATGGCTTACACCAAGCAGGTTAAATCCGTCAACCCGCTGAACAACGGTTTCACCAACTCCTACCAATCAGGTGATGGTGTTAACTTGTTTACAGCAAGTGGTGACGGTGTAACCGGCGGTGGCGGCCACCCTCTCGTTTCAGGTGGTACAAACGACAACCGTCCTTCAACGGCGGCTGACCTCAACGAAACATCTCTGGAGAACGCAATTATTGATATTGCTGCCTTCACCGATGAGAGGGGTTTGCTGATCGCTGCTAGGCCAAGACGTTTGATCGTGCCACCCGCTTTGATGTTTACAGCAGATCGACTGCTTGAAACAGCACAGCGAGTGTCAACTTCAGATAACGATATCAACGCTATCCGTAACATGGGAGTAATCCCTGAAGGATATGCGGTTAATCACTATCTGACTGATACAAACGCCTTCTATATCATCACTGATATACCTAACGGGTTGAAGCACTTCGAGCGTACTTCGCTGGAAACTTCAATGGACGGTGACTTCGATACGGGTAACGTGCGCTACAAGGCGCGAGAGCGTTACAGCTTCGGCGTATCCGATCCTCTGGGAATCTACGGATCTCCCGGTTCAAGCTAAACACTCGGGGGGGCTTTGCCCCCCCTTTTGTTTTTATCCTGACTGAATGTTTCACGTGAAACCTCAGACACTAGCCACGACAGGAGAACACAATGGCGAATTCTACTTTTAACGGCCCCGTCCGTTCCGAAAACGGTTTTGAAACCGTATCTAAAAATGCAACTACTGGCGAAATTACGGTCATCAGTGGTAACAAAATGGCTACTGAAGCCCTTGGCTCTGCTGGTATAGAAGGCACTGCCGAACTCTATATTACTCAAGTAGAACGTTTTAAAAGCGACACCACTACTGATGTAAACATTGTTAAAACGACAATCATGCTAGATCTCACTGGGCTGGACTCTACCGCTGGTGGGGACATTATTGGTGATGCTGACACTGGAGTA